TCAAAACCACATTTAATGACATGCGTGGCTCTTGTCCACCTTTACCATCACTAACCAACTCATTACAGTATTGTGATATCGCAAAGAAATCAAAAACATCTAAGTTTGCAGCTTCAATAGAACACCCATACCTAGTATTTCGTAAAAGATCATGCAAGCACCACGCAGGATCATTTGTAAAAGTTGCAGCCCCTAATGTGCCGTTAAATAAACCAGAATAAGTAATCCTACCAATATGTGTTGTTGTATCTACAGTTGCGTTGTGCGGAATTTGTACTTTGATTCCGCGTATCAAAAAGCGTCTTTCAGGGATCGAATTGAAAGCCTGTGCATTAAACTCTAAGAAATGTACGGCACTATTTGGATATCTAAATTTATCGTCAATAATAGTTGTAAAACTTGTCCAAGTTAATGTATTTTGACGCTTTGCACTAGTTTCATCTGCACTAGTTCTTTCAACTCTTATATCGACTGGAAAAGGCCCAGTAAGATTTATATTATATGTTCTGCTGTAAGGATTACTTGTCTTACCTTTTATTGATCTAGGTGGGCCAACAGGAGCAAAACCACCACCATTATTTTGTACAAGAAACTGAAAAGATACCTCAAAACCTGTAATATCTCCATCATCTTCAATTATTTGTAAAGTTGGGATTGTAAGTGTGACTGCTACTCGATCAACATTGCTGTCAGTAATAGTTCTAGTAATTGGTCCTCCAGATTGAGTAACATTTACATTAACTGAGCTAGTAGCTTCTAAAGAAGCATCAAATGAAATAGGTGGTTGGTTTTGAGTTCCCAAGACAAAAGCCCGACCTGCTGAATTAATAGGAAAATTCGTTAAATCAGTTTTATCTAAAAATACTGTTTCAATCTGATCAATTTCGCCCTCTGAAATAAGATCCATTACGCGAGCAAATTGCGTGCTATTTAAATTATCAGGTTCTTCAGTTGGCGTTCGAGGTTTTGGTGGTTTACCC